CCTTGCGGATTTCCACCTGGGAGTCCTCCTAATGCGCCTTGCTCCATTGGCGCGGGTTGTGCCATTGGTACGGGTTGCTCCATTGGTACGGGTTGCTCCATTGGCGCGGGTTGTGGTTGGCCTTGCGGACCCTCTGGACGCTGATATTGTGCGTTTCCGACCACGACGCCATGCAATAGCCGGTTAGGGTCTAACTTATGGCCCTTGAGAGAAGGCAGTCCGCCGAGCAGAACGCTATCTGCCTCGGGGATAATCATATAAAGCAAAACCAAAGCGGCGTTTTTATCTATACCGTTGTCAAGCATTTTCATCTCTTTAGGCGTTAGCGCCTGAAAACGCTCCATGAGCTCTTGCTGCATTTGGGGTAATATTTCCATTATATGCTCCTACCAAAACTTCTTAATACCGAAGATATCGCCGATGCCCTCAAAGACCCCGCCAATGCCGTCACCTACGGCGTCAATACCGTTGCCAATAATTTTACCGAATTGTGCGCCAATCATACTAGTAACAGGGGCAAAGGGTCCACCTAAAAATGCGCCAATCCCCGCGCCAATTCCGGTGCCGATATTGTCAGTCCAGAAACTTTCTTCGCCAAGACGGTCAGTACCGTTTTGCCATAAATCCATAACGCCGCTTATTCCTGCGGCCATTGGTCCTGCGCTCCATGTGCCGCCCCAATTGGAGGCGGCGTCAAACCCTTCGCTCCAGATAGGCTTCATAGGCGCGACTACGGGAGGCGGTAGGTTGGGGGATACCGAAGACTGCATTGGGATATCGGTTTGAGCGTTAAGCATTTGGCTAGACATAGTGTCTGCAAAGTTTGGAGATAATGAAAACGGCTTAGCTGGATCAGTTAAAGAATAGGTAGGCGCACCGGCAGAATCTACCCCCAGTGATGAAGGCTCTATTGTAAAGCCAAGACCCTGATCTGCATTAACAGCGGAAAGAGGCGGGATATTATCTACCATATCGCTAGGCGCTTGCACAGTCTGAGATGGCGCAAAGTAATCTCCAACTTTGCCTGCCATATTGCTGAGATTATCTGGGATTTGCATAATGCTATCGCCAACATTGCTCGCGGTCTTACCTAAATTCGTGCCAAGGTTCACGGCATAGTCGCCAGCATCACTAACGTAATTCATCGTACCCTTTAGCGCATTACCGCCGGGATCATTCAATGCTGCCTTTGCCGCAAGATAGGGGGCCGCTGCGCCAATGGCCGGGGCGATCATATCTAGCATTCCCGGCTGTTTAGTCTCGATCTGAGGCAGACCGCCCGTGCGCTTCTTAAACCCGTCATCTTTAATGGTGCGGTCTTCGCGTTCCCAATTAGGGTAGAAGTTATGGCCAAGGGTTCCGCTACCGGCCAAACCGTACCGCCGAAGGTTCTGTGGTAAAACTCGTTGTTTGGGCCGATATACGTTATAAACGTCACCTATACTCATCGTCCTAGAACTCCTGCATCAATAAGGTCTTCAATCAAAGTGCCAAGTAGGTCTGCCAACTCGGCAGTAGAAGTTGAATCTGCGTCCAATACCCGGTCTTTCGTGACATTCGTCATTTGATAGCCGACTTGTAATGCACGGGCCTGTTGATCAAACACGTTTTGAATATCGTCAATCATACGCTGCATATGGCCAGCGTCATATTGCGGTAGGGCGTCTGGTAGTCTCGGAGGTCTTACAGTCATCGTTCACCCATATCGATTACTCGTATTCTCGGCGTACCAATTCGCCAACCATACCCTACCCCTGAATCACCCCACCTAATCCTTTGCTGTCTTCCATTGGAGCGCACACTTACTTTACCAGTGCTTGTCGTAATTGTATACGGTCCCTTGCTGGTTTCTGTAGAATCTTGAGGGTATCTTTTAGTGAACAGTTTTACGGTCATAGCGCCGCCAGCCGTGGCATCTGGAATAATCTTATCAACTAAAACCAAATTGCCGCCTTCGCCTTTAGCCGTTGTTAATTCCAACGCCCCCGTTTCGATTGATGGATTTAACGCAGAACCGTCATCATCGTACCCATCTTCCTGAGTATAATAAACGCCCGTTGCGTCATAAGCTATTGGTTTATCTAAGAACTTTTCAGCATCTTGCCAGCAAGACCGCGCCATTGTGCCAATGTGCCAAATGTTCTTTTGCGGTTCACCATAACAGTAAGCGGCGTAATGGCTAGGTTCTTCGGCCGATAGGCGGGGATAAAAGAACCACACTTCTTGGAACTTTTTATTCACCGCCACAAAGCACTTGGTTTCGTGATCACGATTTAGGTTGTCAAATACATAGCGGCGAACAGGGCTGTTTAATATGGACACTTGGCCATTGTAGATATAAAAATTATCTTTGCCGATCCAGAAGGTTACGCCGTTTACATCAATAGCCGAAGTTTGGCCCATTATACTAGTATCTTCCGCCAGCAATTTAAACGTGAAAACATACGGAAGACCGGTATATGTTTGTCCATAAAGAGAGGTATCCGTCCATACCAATGTTTGCGTCCGAGTGCGCTCTTGCGCCACAATTCGCGTTCCACGGGTTAATTTGAAACTTCCCGCGCTATTAGTAGATGACGATGTCCACGTGGTATTGGTGCTTTGATCTGTCCAGGCTATTAGCATAGGGTCGTCGTTTGCGCCATCGTGCGCCCCATAGGCTAGGACATGCTGTTCTTCCTGTGCTACGGCGCTAAATTTAGCCGTCGAGGGGGCATTAGTGAGGGTTGCGGCCCTTGTACTCGTGCTATAGCCAACGCTTGCATCCCACAGGTACGTCCCCCCGCCCCGCACAGTAGCTATTAGATCCTCGCCCCAATTGTCCAGCGACCAATAGGTTACCTCTACTGATACGCCTGAACCAATTGTCCGGGCTGTTCCCCATGTCGTACTGGCTTGGTTCCATGTTCCCGCGCCCCAACCTAATCCACCGGAGGTGGAGGAGAAACCAGTCGTGATCGCATATTCTATATCTGTCGCTGCACCGCCCCCGGTCGTGGTAGACGTGGCCGCACTACTATGCGTAATTTCATAAGTATTTGTCGTCGCAGAGCTTATCTGATAATTGCCGTCCAGTGTTATCCCACCAACGGCAACGGCTTGACTTATTGTCACCCAGTCGCCATTTACGGCACCGTGAGCGGCGTCCGTAACTACGACCGTAGTTGAGGTATTTGTAACACTGAACGGGGGGCTGGCTACATTGGTGCTGGTCTTTCTGAGGGGCGTAATGTCATAAAGTGTGCCGCCTTGGATGATGTACAGGTGGGAGTGTGTCCCTATGGCGATGAGGTTATCCTCTGTTAGATCGCGCCATACTAAGATATTTCGGGGTACGCCGGAGGCTTGATAGTCTGAGTCCGAGTTCCAACCGCCGAGCTTTTCGGGTAGGTCTTGCCTAAATCTGGTGCGTTCGCCGTCACTATAGCGACCTTCGGTCGAATAGTCTGTCCAGTCCTTAACAATTCCTGGAGGCAGTTTTATGGGAATTGTTTTTTCAGGCATTAAACAACTCCTTCTCAGCCGCACGACGTCGCACAAGGCCTCGTAATATGCGCCCGTTGGCCCTACGCCATTTCCAAAATTCGTTGGCGGCACCTGTATATTCTTTGCGGTTAAGTTTCATTTTTAAAGTACTCGCTTGAAAATTTCCGCTACCGATATTATACACAAAACTGACCAAGGCGCTAAATTGATTTTGGGTTATTGGCACATTAACCAATCTAGCAACCGCGTTCTCAGATCGTCTGCAATCCCTCGCCAGGAATTGTTCCGCTTGTTCATAACTAATGGGCGGATGATCCATAGTAATGCGACGACTATCAAAGCCAAAACATGCACCATAGCCCAATGTAGGTATCCCAGCAGGACACAAGTAAGGATCCAGGCCGGGAGTATTAGGGTCGCCATCAACCAGTCCTTCGAACTTTTTAATAATTGCCAAGCCTTCCTCATTTATCTTCATTCCTCATTTCCTGAATTGTCTCCCGCCAAACCAGAAGGCTAGGATCGCCGACCACATAGCCATGACTTCATCGTTCCATACACTGAGTAGAGCATCTCCCGGATTTATGCCCTTATCCAATAACAACATATAAGTTGTTACTTCTACAGCTATAAATAGGGCCATAAACAGATAAGTGATAACAGGACGTACACTAGCACGGAGAGCGTTAATAACCCCACCCCCGTCAAGATTGGCATCGTGTTCGTGTATAGTCTCAACTTCTCTAATGTTAGCATCTATCGCAGTCCTATCTAACTGAATCTCTGCTTGCTTAGTCATAACAGCTAACTCGTGCTTTTTATCAGCACGATCCTGGAAGAAATCCATGACTTTAGGCAGGAAGCTAGTCCCAAAACCTAATAGTGATCCAAGTAAACTAAGCATCATTTGTACCTTATCTGATTAATCAATATGACGATCAGCACAATTAGAATTACCCCTTCACCCCAGGAAAACGTCATCATCGATGCCTCTTTACCTCTGTTAAAATTTCCTTTATATCCTGTCGGTTGTCGTCAAGTGTTCGCTGCATGATTTCTATCGTGTTTTGAATAACTGCTGTCTGCGTTTTAAGCTCGTTAATTTGCTCACGATCACGTTGGTTGGCCTCGACTTGTTGTATCTGGTCCGCAGCTTGTGCTATTTTATGATCTCGCAGATCATCGACATCATTCGCTACTGTTTGTTCTAGCGTGTTGAAGGCAATTATCCCCCCGCTGATCACCCCGACCACCGCCAGAACATGACCAATTGTGAAGTTCCTGCTAAGATGCCAATCAGTCATTGGTCTATACATCCCGCTGGCGGTGTTACATAGGGGTGAGAGCCATTATGTGCAATCATAAGAGTATCGCAGTCACGCCTGATTGAACTAACCTTATGCTGCAAAGATTCTAGCTCTCTTGCTCGTTGCTCCCGTTGCTCTGGTGATAACATACTAGCAATTATTCCGATCTGATGTTTCTGTACACTATCTGAACTCTCCATCTGATCAAGTCTCGTATACAATGTAGCAATCAAGTCATTGGCTTTTGCCAGGTCTTCCAACAACCGCGCAATCTGGCCCCGGACCAATCCCCAAGTTGCAGCTAATCCACTTAGAACAGTAGCAATGGTCATCAACTCTCGTGCGCCTAATTCCACACTACCTCGCTTTCGCTGGAGTTCCTGATTTGTTGAGGGTTGGCATTCGGTTGATCGCCCACCACATATGGTCATCAGCTGTTGAGCCTGTGTGTCGTATCTTCACACCATTACTGTTAAAGTCTACATCATGTGTGAATCCTGCATTGTCTCCAGCATTGAAGATTGTGGTGGCTCTCGTGCCATCGTTATATTTTTCAGACGCATCATAACTTGTTAGCACTTGTGTTTGTGCAGAGACACTTGACCATTGGAAATACTGCGGGACGCCGCCTGTGCAGTAAACAGGTCCATCAGTGCTGTCAGGATTAACCCCGCCGCCACCAGCACTAAAACCCTCAACATATTTTAAAGCAAAGAAGAACATCGTATCGCCAGAGCCATTTGTGTCGCTGGATGAACCTACGTCGAAAGTCCCGGCTGTTGTTCCCCCCGGCGTTGTATCGTTCCAGTACGTCGTTGAAGTCTGCCAACCATCCGACTCCTCCTCCATAGAGAGAGCCTTCGTATTTCCTGCGTGGGAGTGGTACATACGAGCCTTGGAATCATTAGTCAGATTGGATACCAAAATAACGTCGGGTGGACCGCTAAGGCCGTGGCCGATTGTTGCCGCTGCCCCTGATCCTGTCCAAGTCCCAAAGCTAAAGTCTGCCGTGGTGTTAACTCTCACGCTGCTATCAATAGTTCCTATTTCATTAGTAGCTTCTGCACCGGCCCCCCCAAACATAAGGACATGAAAAGTATCACTACTGTTATTTATCATGTCCAGGGAACCAAGAGTAATACCCCCGCTATCAAAACTCTCCACCGAATTAACATCGGAGTCTAGGTTGTTTTGCCCATTAAGAGGATTATAAACGTCTTCACCCATTGCCGCTAAATCGGCCACTAAGACATTGTAGCCATTGTATCCGGAAGAACCTTGGCTCTCGGATTTTATCCAAGCCATCTGGGTTGTGAATGATCCATTACCAGACTGAGTTACTGATTTACCCGTCGCACCTGATCCC